GACCCGATAACGGCAGAAGATCTGCCGGTACTCGCGGTGGACGGTTCATGGAACAGCGACGCTTCCGCTGTGGTCGCGGCTACAGCAGACGGACGAATAGAACTTTTACACTTACAGGAAAAACCCCCTGACGGGCCGGAAAGCTACAGGGTTAACATTCCTGATTTGTTGCGCGCTGTGGTAGAAGAAACAGAACGATTATCGCCTAGAGCTGTAATGTATGACCGTTATTTGTTAGGCGCGTACATGCTACAGCTAGGCGAAGAAGGCTTACCGGTTGTGGAATTCCCGCAAACCGCGCGCCGGATGGTACCAGCGACTAAAAGATTCACAGACAACATTTTAGACGAAAACCTTACAATAGTTGAAAACGAACTGGCACCAGCTTTGAAACGACATATACAAAATTGTCGGCTTAAAATAGATCGACTAGGCGCAAGAATAGTCAAATCACATACTGCGTCCGCTAAAAAAATCGATGCCGCTGTTTGCGCTGTAATGGCGTTAGATTCGGCAAACGAACTACCAATACCTGACCCCGAACCAACACCGAGGATATATTAAATGGGCATTTTTTCACGCTTTCAGAAAACCGAAACCCGCGACCCGGACGCTTTCCCGCCGTGGTCGCCCCCTATCTGGAATCAGAACCTGACAGGCGTGATGGTCGACAATTCCACTTCTTTAGGGCTTGTGACTTTCTTTCGTTGCGTTGAGCTTATTTCGTCAACAATCGGGAGCCTGTCCCTTCACGTTTACCGAAACGGGGAACGTGTAGACCCAACACCGCGAATCGTTATCAGACCGAACCCATCCGAAACACGTTTAGACACTTATTCTGCGCTTATCGCTTCAGCTTTAATGCGAGGCAACGGGTACGCCGTACTGGGCGACTACGACAGGTTCGGCAACCCACAGCAAATGGTCGTCGTTAACCCTGACGCTGTATCCGTACAACTTAATAAAGACACCGGTTTCGTTTCATACAAAATCGGTGATACTACTTACACCCCGCAAGAGATTTTCCACTTGCGGGGCTTTATGCTTCCCGGACATATAATCGGTTCAGGTGTCCTAGATTTGCAAAAACACGCGTTGGGGTTGGCTATAGCTGAACACGAATACACCGAACGGGTGTTCTCAGAGGGTTCGATACCATCCGGGGTGATATCCACAGACGCGGACATGACACCGGAAACAGCGCAAGAACTGAAACAAGGTTGGGTTAACTCTCACGGGGGGCGTAACAGAACCCCTGCGGTGTTAGCTGGCGGTCTTAAATACACGCCCGTTCAACTATCGAATAGTGACCTTGAACTGTTAGAAGCTCGCAAATGGTCAGCTACACAGGTGGCGGCTATGTTCGGCGTTCCACCGCATTTGGCGGGCGCACCATCCAACGACAGTTTGACGTACAACACGGTTACCGAAGACACACGGTCTTTTGTTCGTTTCGGGTTACGCCCTTGGATCGTCCGGTTACAGCAATCAATTTCAGACGTTCTGCCACGCGGACAATCAGCGAGCATCAGCCTAGGCGACTATTTACAACCTGACCTTTTGACACGTATGCAAGCCGCGGAGATAGCCATAAACGCAGGAATTAAAACACCGGAGGAAGTCCGAGCCGAGGAGGGGCTGACATGAGTAACAACATTATAGAAAGAACGCTTTCATCTGACACGCTGGAGATACGCGAAACGCAGGAAGGCCGGAGGGTTTGCGGTATAGCCGCGCCGTTCGGTTCGTCATACGACGCAGGCGAATTCGTTGAATCTTTCCTACCGGGGTCGTTTACTAAAACGATCAGCGAACGAGGCGAGAAAGTCCCACTATTAGAAGCACACAGACGCGACGCGATGCCGTTAGGACGCGCTACGCGAATGGAGGAAACCAGCGACGGTTTATACGCAGAGTTTCTAATATCGAAAACGTCACGCGGCGAAGAAGCCCTACAGTTGACACGCGACGGGGTTATGCACAGCTTCAGCGTGGGTTTCGTACCAGTACGCGACAGGAGAAGCGAAACAGGCGACGGGCGACCAATGATCCAACGACAAGAAGTCAAATTGCATCATGTGGGTTTAATCTCAGAAGTACCAGCGTATGAAAACGCTAAAGTCTTAGCTGTCCGAGATTTCGACCCGGACGACGAAGAAACCGCCCCGCGGTTAGCTGTGTGGCGGGCGAAACTTTTAATACCAACAATCTAAACACTTAATCTGCTATATTGAAAACACCGCGCCGATTCGCGCCGTCAGTCGTGCTGACACCCGAAATATTCACCCGGTGAAAACATAAGCACAAACGAAAGGCAATTATGAAACTGCTCGATCAGCTTGTTTCAGAACGCGCGGACGTTGCGGAAACCATGACTGGTATTCTCGACACCGCCGCTGAAGAAACACGCGACCTTACAGAAAGTGAAGAAACGAACATTTCGGAACTTCACGGACAAGCCGAAAAGCTTGACACACGAATAACAGAACTACGCGACATTCAAGTAGCAAATTTGGAAGCCGCTAAACTACGCGCCGAAGTTACACACGGCGACGATGACGACGACGACGACGCAGGCGACGAAAACGCTTTACGTGTACGCGTTAAAGAAGAAGCGTTGACATACGCTCAGGAAGCGTCAACTTCGTTTTTCCGTGATATTTACAATTCACAGATGAACCACGACCCGCAGGCACAGGCTAGAATTTCACGCCACAGCGACGAAATGAAAGTCGAATACAGGGACGGATCAACCACCAATTACGCTGGTTTGGTAGTTCCACAGTATTTGACAGAACTAGCCGCCGAGCTTGCACGTGCTGGAAGGCCATTCGCTAACCTTTGCACAGCGCTTCCACTTCCTAATGATGGAATGACTATCAACATTTCACGCGTTACTACTGGGGCAACTGCCGCCGCGCAAGCCACAGAAAACAGCGCAGTATCCGAACAAGACATAGACGATACCCTCATGAGTTTAGATATTCGTACGATTTCCGGGCAACAGGACATCTCACGCCAAGCCCTAGATCGTGGAACCGGAATCGACGCGCTTATCATGGCTGACCTATCAGGAGCTATAGCAACCAGTTTGGATGACGGCATGATTAACGGTGCTGGAACTTCAGGCACTTTGCTTGGGCTTAAAAACATTACAGGCATCAACGCTGTGACCTACACAGACGCAAGCCCAACAGTTGCAGAGCTTTACCCTAAACTCTTGGACGCAATACAGAAGATCAATTCCAACCGCTACGCCGGCCCGGATTTGATAGTTATGCACCCAAGACGCGCCGCATGGATGGCCGCCGCAGTAGACGGACAAAGCCGCCCATTGGTACTGCCACAGGCAAACGTGCCAAGCAACGCTATGGGTACAGGCCCGGTAGCTGGTTACGGCTCAACAGGCTTGCAGGTTGCAGGTATCCCAATCGTGACCGATGCAAACATCCAAACTGACGCAGGTAGCGGAAACAACGAAGATAACATTTTCGTGGTACGCCGTGCCGACATGCTTCTGTTTGAAAGCCCCGGCGCACCGTCAATGGTTCGCATGGATCAGACACTAGGCGGCAACTTGACCGTCAAGATGGTTGCTTGGCAATACGCTTGCTTTATCGGCGGGCGCTATCCAGCCGCGATCAGCATGATTTCAGGAACTGGTTTAGTAGCACCTAGCTTCTAATCAATCCCGTTTGACCCCAACGGGTAGGTTTGCCACCGGGTACCCCGTCCGGTATCCGGTGGTAATCCCGAACAGAATGGAGAAAACATTGTCAACACTATGGGAAAAACAGGCTTCAGCACGGATACACAAACCCGAACAAGAAGCCCCTAAACCAGCCGCTAAGAAACCAGCGGCTAAGAAAACAACTAAAAGCTAATGGGATACGTCGCCCTATCAGAACTCAAATCCGCTTTAGGCATCACAGGCAGTACCGAAGATGATTTCCTTAATTTGGCGATCAATTCGGCTACCACGTCTATAGATGACCTGTGCGGAAGGGTTTTCACTACAGATACGTCGGCAACGGCGCGAATATACAGGGCGCAACCCTACTACACGGTGGTAGACGACATTCACACGACAACGGACTTGGTTATTAAAACTGACACCAGCGGCGATGGAACGTTCGACACCACTTGGGCTTCGACGGATTACCAAATGGAACCGTTAAACAACGTAGCTAAAGGTTTCCCGTTGCGTAACATCAGAGCTGTAGGCGACTACACGTTCCCGGTGTACGGCGACGGTTTAGCTTCCGTTCAGGTAACAGCGAAATGGGGTTGGGCTAGTTTGCCTGAACCTGTGGAACAAGCCTGTTTAATGCTTTCAAGCCGTTTATTTAACCGAAAATCCAGCCCCATGGGGGTAATAGGTGTCGGGGATTTCGGGCCGGTTCGTATTTCACGATCAGACCCGGACATAGCCGCGATGCTTTTACGTTACGCCCTGCCTGCGGTGGCTTAAATGGCTGACTATTCCGCTATACGCGATGGACTTAAAACCCGTTTGGAAACCAGCACGGTTTTCATACAGGTAGCAGACACCGCGCCCGACACGGTTTCCCCGCCTTGTGCAATCGTACTGCCGGGAAGCCCTGTCGTGGAATACCATCAGGCGTTCGGTAACGGGTTGGAACGGTTTTCGTTCACGATCCTTGTTTTAGCGCAACGGTTCGACGTAAAAGCTAACCAAGATTTGATCGACGGTATGGTCAGCGGTTCTTCTAGCGTCCGCGCTCTCATTGAGGGTGACAGGACGTTGGGTGGCAACTGTTCAGATTGTCAGGTTACGTCAGCGTCTACCTATGGTGACGTATCAGTTAATGACACCGAATATCTCGGTATCGAATTTGAAGTGGAGGTGTACGCGTAATGGCGACCAAAAAGAAAGACTACACGGTGGTCGGGAACCATAATGTTATGGGACACGCACCGGGTGACAGCTTCTCAGCGGCTATGACCGATGAGCAAGAAGAACAACTAATAGAAGGCGGGCATATAAAGCCCGGAAAGGTGGCTGAATAATGGCCGAACTAATCGGGGGCGCAACTGCCACCATTACTATAAACAGCGTGGACTTATCAGACCACATAACGTCAGCTTCGTTGGAAATAGCCTACGAAGATGTTGAAACCACAGCTTTCGGGGATGCTGTACGCACCCGGATTGGTGGACTTGGCGACGCAACGTTAAACATGACATTCAACCAAGACTACGCATCCAGCGAAGTGGACGCGACGTTAAACGGTTTAGTAGGAGCAAGCACAGCGTTTGTTCTTAAACCAACCAGCGGCGCGGTGTCAGCTACGAACCCGTCTTATGCGGGTAATTGCATTGTTACCAGTTACACGCCTATATCCGCAGAGGTTGGCACTTTGGCAACCTTAAGCGTTTCATGGCCAGTAACAGGGGCGATAACACGCGCAACCAGCTAATAGCAGAAAAGGGGTCAAAAAATGGCTAATAGAGGAATGCGGTTCGACCTTCGGGTCGTTCACGACGAAGAAGAACGGCAAGTAACAGCCGGGCCAGCCACCATAGTCGCATTTGAACGAAAATGGGGCATGGGTTGGGGTAAAGCAATGCAGGACGTTCACGTTGAATTTCTTGCTTGGGTAGCTCACGACGCTTTACACAAAGCGGCATTATTAGGCAACGGGCCGGCTGTTAAACCGTTCGACGACTGGATTAATGGTCTTACTGACATTGAAATAGTCAACGAGGACGATTCAGCCCCTTTGGGTGGGACTCAGTAACGGTCAACATAGCGGCTTTAGCTGTGCGAACGGGGATCAGCCCCCGTGAACTGTTATTGAGCGAACCGGAAATTTTGGACGCAATGTGGCGGGTTATCGAAGCTGAAATAGATAACCGTAAACAGGCTATGGAACAGGCGAAGGCTAGGCGATGACGCGACAAAAAACATCATTACAACGTGATTCACGTTTGAAACGTACGCTTTATTCTGATATTGAAATTTTCGGTTTACCCGAATTACAGCGAGCTATGCGCGGTATGCCTAAACAGGTTAATAGACAGGTTCAGCAGGGTAATAAATCCGTTGCGAATCATGTTGTTAAGCAAATGAGAACACGCGCTAAAGGCGTTTTTCACGCCCAACAGTATGACCTTATTGTGCCATCTATTAAAGCAGTTCAGGGTCGCGTCCCGAAAATAAGAATGGGCGGTAAAAGGGTTACACGCCCAAGCAACATGGGAACGCACAAAAGAACTAAAGAAACGGATAGTACGTCACGCTGGCCGCCCTATGCGGGACAAATTGTCTACGGTGTCGAATTTGGTGGTCGGAATGTTCGACGAGGGTACGACAATACGATGAAATACCCGTTTTTCAGGGGTAAAAAAGGTTATGTGTTATTCCCAACCATTAAAAGGGCGCATGGTTTTATTAAAAAAATGTACACAAAAAACATTGAAAAAGCATTAAGCAAAAGGTTTTAGATGGCATCACCAACAAGAACGCTGACAGTAAACATAGTCGGTAAAACAGATTCAGTAGACAAAGCGTTTAAGCGCGTTTCTAAAGGTTCTTCGCTGATGTCCGACAGGCTTGCGAAGGGTCTGAAAATGGGCGGTTTAGCTTTCGCGGCTTTAGGTGGCGCGGCTATAGCCGCCGCCCGGACACTCGGCCCGATGATTCAAAAAGCCGCCGATATTGAAGAATCTTTATCTAAAAACAAGGTTTTGTTCGGTGAAGCGTCCGTAGCTGTCGAAAAATGGTCTGAAAGAACCACGAAATCGCTTGGCATTTCACGCCGTGAAGCTTTGGAAGCTGTCGGGAACTTTGGTGCTTTAACACACGCTATGGGCATGTCGGGCGAAGAAGGCTCGAAAATGTCCATGCAGTTGGTGGATCTTGCCGCTGACA